TGTTAGGGAAATGGTCTGGTAATGAAATTAGAAGAAGAAATGTTGAAGAATTATTGAAAGAAGGTTCCCAAGTTGATGAAAACTTAGATGATCTTGAAAAGGTAGTTGAAGTCCTTCAACTTTGGATCGGAGAAGGAGGTTCTACATTCAGAAATCGTAATCATTTCAAAAATCTGGATGAATATACATTAGTAGGTGAATCTAGAAATTTATCAGAAGAAAAAAAGGTAGACGTTTTAAAAACAATAACAGAATTAGTTGTTACTGTTTTACAAAGAAGAGTAACTAGTGAAGAGATCCAAAATGTTATGAATACTCTTTATTAATTTAATTTTATTTTACTTTATGATTTATCAAAAAATAAATCTTTAAAATTAAGTTGGTACAAGGACTTTAGTTTGAAATTTAATTGCTGTATTCTCGTGAACTTTAGTTGGCAAGTAACTTAGTTACTGTAGGCGAGACCACCCATACCGGACATGATACGGAGGACGTTGTAGTTGATGGCATAGACATTAACAGCAGTAGTATTGGTGGCTTCTACTAATTGAGCATTATCGATTCGGGAGAAGTTACAGGTGCCTGAAGGCTGGTGCTCTTCTGGTTTAAGAGCAAAAGAGTAAACTGCAATTGTATCTGTAACAGGTGCAGTAGTAGAAATCTGAGTATCACCATATCCCGTATGGTGTTGCCATACTTGTGTTCTAGTAAAGTATTTGAAATCACGTTCCTTAAAACGATCATGTCCATTCAGTTTTAGTTGATAAGTAGTTGATCCTATCGCAGCCCTTTGATAACAATCAGTTCCAGATGCAATAGCACTAGCGGTGACCGCTGTTGATGGCCTAACCCCAGCCCAAATTAATTCCTTAACTGGATGATTAAAGTTAAGGTCCATAGTTCCACCTGATTTATTTTCAAATTGAAGTTGTTCAATAAGGTATTCATGGGATACTTGGGCAAATCTACGTCTTTCATCGGTATCTAAATAAATATAATCACACCATAAATTAAATGTATTTCCTGCTCCAGCAACCGCAACGACATGTGTGCCGTCGGAGAAATCACCCGTGTCATCAGCATCTTGAACTGCCAATTTTCCAACATCTTCAAAAGTTATTTTAACTTTGACTTCATGATATTGAAGAGCAATTAATGGTAATGCCAGACCCGGGTTACGACAGAACCAAAAGTAAAGGGGTATCCAGAATTTCCCTGTACCAGTGTCCCCAGTCTCAGTCAATGTCCAACCATTATCCGCGCTGCCACCGTGACTATTTTGTCCTATTCCATTCCCAGTCATACGATTAAATAAAGTAGTATTTGAACCGGATGGGTTAAATTCAGTCAACTGAGAATAAACAGAATGCCAGTGACCATAATGTTTATCAATCTTCTGGCCTCCAATTTCTAATTCAACTTCTTTCATTAAATGACTTCCATAATCACAACCAATTGCTATATCGGCGGCGGCGGCCGACCCGTCAATCGATGCATCATGTTCCAAATACATTCTGTGGACTAAATCACCATTGCGGGAAATAGTTGCCGAAACTGAACCACCGAAATCAGCGGTGCCATTCAAAGTCTGCTGAATGGATTCCATCGAGAAGTTCGTATGTCTGCGATAGACAACCTTGAAGAAGGTAATCTGCGGGTTACCGGTTAAGTAAATATCCTGAGCGCCATAAGCTACAAGTTGCATTAATCCTCCTCCCATATTATTTTATATACTCATTTAGAAAATAATTCTAAGGTAATTAACTTATCGATGAAATAATTTGTTTATTATTTTGTGAAAAAAGATTCATTAAAATGAATTGTAACTTAATTAACTTAATTCGAGTATGCTAAGCCACCCATACCAGACATGATCCGTAAGACATTGTAGTTGACGGCAAAGATAATGTCTGCTTCTGCAGTGCTTTTATTCGCACCACCAACAACCAGTTGAGCATTATCAATGCGAGAGAAGTTACAAGTACCAGAGGGTTGATGTTCTTCCGGTTTAAGGGCGAATGAATAAACTGCAATACCATCATTCATATTACCAACGCCCATGGCCCCGCCTACGGCAGAGTCTAATCCACCTGCACCAGAGTGGTGTTCCCAAACTTGCGTTCTAGTGAAATAACGGTAATCACGGGCAGCGAAACGGTCATGACCGTTTAATTTCAACTGATAAGTGACATCGTTTCCGGCTGTCTCTACGACACCCGCTCCCCCCCCAAGTGCTCCACCAGCCCCAGCTGAAATGGTCGTAGTAAAACCTTCATCGCTTCCTCCACCATTAACCCAAATCAATTCTTTAACAGGGTGATTGAAGTTAAGTTCATTGTTGCCGGTGGGCGTTGTTAACGTTTGTTCTTGAACTTGTTCGATTAGGTATTCGTGGGAAACCTGAGCGAAGCGTCTGCGTTCATCAGTGTCAAGGTAGATATAATCACACCATAATTGATTATCAACACTTGTCATTGTGGACACAAAAGTATGTTCTAATATGACTTTAACCTCGTGATATTGGAGTGCGATGAGCGGTAAGGCAAGTCCTGGATTGCGGCAGAACCAGAACTGAAGCGGAAGAAACACCATCCCTACGGCGGTGCCGTGGAACATACATCCACCCGACCCAGACATTTCTTGATATAGCGTTCCCGTCTGGGGTGCGCTGTAAACCTTTGTATGGCCATTCGGATTTGATTCAGTTAGTTCAGACCAGGTCTCTAACCATGTCCCGGAATGCTTATCAATTTTTTGACCACCTATTTCGAGTTCAACAGATGTAATACCCCTTGTAGAAACATTGCTACATAGAGCAACGCCACCATCTAATTGTAAATACATTCTGTGAACTAAATCACCATTGCGAGAAATAGTCGCGGTGCAACGACCATCCGCATTATTGGTTCCGTTCCAAGTCTGCTGAATAGCCTCCATCGAGAAGTTCGTATGTCTACGATAGACAACCTTGAAGAAGGTAATCTGCGGGTTACCGGTTAAGTAAATATCCTGAGCGCCATAAGCTACAAGTTGCATTAATCCTCCTCCCATATTATTTTATATACTCATTTAGAAAATAATTCTAAGGTAATTAACTTATCGATGAAATAATTTGTTTATTATTTTGTGAAAAAAAGATTCATTAAAATTAATTGTAACTTAATTAACTTAATTAACTTAATTAACTTAATTCGAGTAAGCAAGACCACCCATACCAGACATGATACGTAAGACGTTGTAGTTGACGGCGTAGATATTGTCACCTGTTGCTAAAGCAAGATTCGTATTAAGTTTCGCATTATCTATACGGGAGAAGTTACAGGTTCCCGAAGGCTGGTGCTCTTCGGGTTTGAGAGCAAATGAGTAAACATTGATCTTCTTGGTTAATAAGGAAGTACCGGCCTCGTGGGGTGTAACAGAACCTGGTGTGGTTTCGTGGGCGTTTTCGTTATAAATCTCTACCTGTGTTATGGTGGCGAAGTTGAGGATCACGCTGTAACAAATAAGAATTGCGCCATTCCCATTATTGGTAATGTCATCGGCCTGGCCGTCGGCCACCAGTGTGTCGGCCAGCGCCCCTGAATCCGCATGGTGGAGTGGACCCAATACCCCACTAATTTGAGTTACTGTTGATACATCGCTAACGTCACTGAGGACAACAACTGAGACAGTGGCATATATGGTCCGCGGTGCCGTAGACGGTGCTGAATGGTGAAGCACAATCCGGTGTACGTCACCGACGCGTATTGAATTTGGTTCAATACAAGATACACTATTCAGCGCACCAACAATGATACACGATCCATATCCGGTCGCGGCAAATGAGGCGGACCCTGAGGGCGCTTCAGTCTGAGGGTTGTTGAACGTGTCGACAGTTACCACTGTAATCGAGGTATCGGTGCAAGCAGTGCTTCCGAGACCGGCGGTTTCGCTTCGAATCGCCCCCGACCCCTTGGTGATCTTTTCCGTACTGCTAGTTGATGATGTGGTTGCGGGGACATGATGTGGTGGTAAATTATTAACTGGCACGGTTGTATGGTGATCATAAGGTTGTCTGAGTTGAAAATACTCTTCTTCTTGTTCTGAGAAACGATCGTGACCATTGAGTATTAATTTTGCGGTTCCATAAGCGTTATCAAAAGCTGAAGTCCAGATAAGTTCCTTGACGGGATGATTGAAGTTAAGTGCCTGGGAGTTTGAATTAGAAGCCGACTGTACCTGTAGTTGTTCAATAAGGTATTCGTGGGAAACCTGGGCAAAACGACGCCTTTCATCGGTGTCAAGATATATATAATCACAAAACACTTTACAAGATGCTGTAGTGCCAGCTCCAGTTGATCCCGATGTACCCCAGTTAATTTTAAGTTTAACCTCATGGTACTGAAGGGCAATTAAAGGCAACGCGAGACCTGGATTGCGGCAGAACCAGAAATTAAGGGGTAGTTGAACCATACCCACGCCATAATGAAGACCTGTATCTCCCGATGATTGTATCGAATCAGAACCCGCACAGCACTTCATAGCTTTGAGTCCATTTGCTTTTGATGATGGCGTAGAAAGTTCATTCCAAATCTGATTCCATTCTGTGTAATGTTTATCGATCTTTTGCCCCCCAATCTCAAGCTCAACATCTGAAATAAGAGCATCACCGTTTATGATACCGGCCGTACTCGAGGTAATATAAATCTTGTGAACTAAATCTCCATTTCTCGAAATAGTAACGGAACCGCTGCTAGCAGATGTTCCGAGTTGAGAAGAACCATCAATTGTCTGTTGAATCGCTTCCATCGAGAAGTTCGTATGTCTGCGATAGACAACCTTGAAGAAAGTTATCTGAGGATTCCCAGTGAGATATATATCCTGAGCACCATAAGCGACAAGTTGCATTAATCCTCCTCCCATATTATTTAATATACTCATTTAGAAAAAAACACTGATACAATTAACTCATTGAATCACAAATAATATTTTGTTTATTATTTTGTGAAAAAAGATTCATTAAAATGAATTGTAACTTAATTAACTTAATTCGAGTAAGCAAGACCACCCATACCAGACATGATACGGAGAACATTGTAGTTGACGGCGTAGATATTGTCACCTGTTGCTAAAGCAAGATTCGTATTAAGTTTCGCATTATCTATTCTTGAGAAGTTACAGGTTCCCGAAGGCTGGTGCTCTTCGGGTTTGAGAGCAAATGAGTAAACATTGATCTTCTTGGTTAATAAGGAAGTACCGGCCTCGTGCCCGTTTGTTACAGTGGGGTCACCCAAGTGTGCTGTCAAGTTAGTAATTTCTGTAAAATCATTTTCGGAATCCAGAACGAACAAAGAGCGATTGCCGAGGCCATCAACGGTCATGAAGGAGATTGTGTCCTCATAACAAACCATAATGGCACCCCCCGTACCCCCTGTAATTTGCGTGGTACCGGCCCCAGACACCAGGGTGGCTTCAGTCGCTTCGCTACCAAGATTTAGTGGCCCATTTACTCCACTAACCTCGACCTTCGTGTCATAAGCAGTTGCATCACTGAGGAACACGTTTCCTACTATCGCAGTATGCTGAGACGTCTTCCCTGTATTTGCGTTCGTGATGGTGATTTGATGACTGTCCCCAATGCGCAATGAATTTGGCTTGATACCGGATACATTATCTAATGCCCCGATGATGAAACACGAAGCCGCGGTGTTCGCGTTAGTTATGGCTTCATTTGTCGGGGTATAATCCACAACATTGGTTGAACCATCAACCCTCACCCACGTAAGACTGGTAGTTGTACACACTGCCGCAGCTAACCCTTGACTATCCGTATGTATTAGATGCCCTTTACTGATTACTGTATTACTCGCTGTATTGGTGCCTATATGCCAACTTGCGGGTAAATTATTAACTGGCACGGTTGTATGATGATCATAAGGTTGTCTGAGTTGGAAATACTCTTCTTCTTGGGCTGAAAACCGATCGTGCCCATTGAGTATTAATTTTGCGGTTCCATAATTATTTCCTTCGGCTGAAGTCCAGATAAGTTCCTTGACGGGATGATTGAAGTTAAGTGCCTGGGAGTTTGAATTAGAAGCCGACTGTACCTGTAGTTGTTCAATAAGGTATTCGTGGGAAACTTGGGCAAAACGACGCCTTTCATCGGTGTCAAGATATATATAATCACAAAACACTTTACAAGATGCTGTAGTGCCAGCGCTGGTGCTGCTGTCGGTACCCCAGTTAATTTTAAGTTTAACCTCGTGGTACTGAAGGGCAATTAAAGGCAACGCGAGACCTGGGTTACGGCAGAACCAAAAGTTAAGGGGTAGTTGAACCATACCCACACCTCTATTTGCAGAGGTATCACCCGATCCGTGACTGAGTTGATTATGTGGAGATACGCAACACTTCATAGATTTGAGCCCGCTTGCTTTTGATAATGGCGTAGAAAGTTCATTCCAAATCTGATTCCATTCTGTGTAATGTTTATCGATCTTTTGCCCCCCAATCTCAAGCTCAACATCTGAAATAAGAGCATCACCGTTTATGATACCGGCCGTACTCGA